AAACTTACTGTAGGTGCTGCGTTGTACCCACTACCTCCACTAATTGTTTTCTTATTATTTCCGCCTCCAGTAGTAGTCTGATCAAGTATTACACTAGCTACCCCTGTAGTTCCTGCTGGATTGTGTCCGTAACGGATTGCACATGAGTTTAATCTCTTACCACACACATCGCCAAATTCCCAAAAAGAAATATTAGTAGGTCTTACTATATCATCAACATCATCGCCAGTTGCAAGCTCGTGAGCTGTTATACATTTATATAAAGTAACTCTCGTTGCTTGTAAAAATCCGCTTGATGTCGTTATAGTTGCACTTGGGTTTTGAACTGTAATAGAAGTAGCAGTTACACTATTTACATATAAAGGAACTGCTTTAAAATTTGCGTCTTCATCAGTAAATCCTTTTGCAATTACAAACTCTGTTGCTGTTATGCCATGTCCACTTGCTACAGTATAAGTAACATTTGCACCCGAAGATACAGCACTTGCTGCTATTAGTCCTCCGATTGGTCTGTAGTACTCTACAAAGTCACCTACTGAATAACTTTGTGCTGCATATAAATTACTTGTTCTATTGCTACTAACATCTTGTCTTCCCCAAGTATTATAAGTTTCTAATCTATTATCATCTTTATCAAAGTATAAAATTCGTTCTACCCCATCTACTGTAAATCTATTATCTGTTGGCCAGTCACACCCGCCTTGATCTGGGTCTTTGTATTTCCAAGGACAACGTGCAGCTACAACTGCTCTTCGCGGTAGTTGGATTCCTTGTACATCAAATGCACTTGCAAGTTCAAATTCTACCATTGTAGAAGTTTCTGTAGTCTTTCTTTCTATATAGTAGCAATCTCGATTAAATTCTACAGGAGGATTTGTACCTAAGTGTTTTTGTAGAGTTCTTCTTCGAATTACTTTTGCTCCTACTAAATCATCATAGTTACTTAGATGAGCACTCCAATATTGATTTATATTAGCAAATCTAACTGTAGGTCTTGGTAAGCTTCCTGACCCTCTAACTTCCCAGCCTTCTGACTCTACTGGAAACGCAGTATAAGTTTGTTGTCCGTAATGTCCAGATGTAGTTGACCCGAAATTAGTATCGTTTAGTAAACTATACCATGTAATATCTGCTGTTCCATTTGAGCCATCATGAAAGTATAATTTATCTATACCTGCACCTCCAATATCACTATTGGGTACCTCGACTTCAAAAACAGTAATTAAACTACTGTTAACCGATTGACCTTGTAAGTCAGCTGGTATAGTACCTACGATTGGTTGTGTCATGCCTCAAAGACCTCTCTTGCGTTACAAGCTAAAGTATAAAAATTATCATATGAATAAGTTTTAGTATACCCTTCTAATACAACGGTTACAGTGTCCTCCCCGTCAACTGAGTTAGGTACTGTAAGTTTTGCAGTATCTACACTTGCTAAAGTATTCATAAATTTATATAATTTATCTATATCTTCTTTTGTTCTATTATTAAAAGTTAATCCCCAAGTACGTGGAGTATTATTTATACCGTCTCGAACTCTCATTTCATAACCATCGCCAAACTGTGCTTTTAATACACGAGGTGCAGGAGTTTGCTGAAGCCCTTTATCGTAGACTACTTTACCCGAAAATCCTGTTATATTTGTTCCTGCAGAGACTGTACCTCCGCCTGTTTGTACTGTGTTAGTTGCTAATCCTAGTGCCATTATGTTCTACCTTTTGTACCTTGTTGATTTAATAACCCACCAGGTCTCATTTCTTGTTGTAAATGTTGTTGTACCATATTTCCGATACTTCTTCCTAAACCTTGCATACCGTCGCCAGTTACTTGTGAAGCTCCTTGTCCTTGACCATTCATAGTAATGTTTACAGTAACTATGTTGCCTCCGCCTGGCATACCTCTCATATCTACAGGTATGCTTCTATCATTTCCAAGAGGTACGACAGCTTCTCTACCATGGAGCATTGCCATATAGCCAGAGTTAGGACCGCTTGCGATACCCCCACCTCTGTACTTAGTCATCTCTCCGCCATATCGTCCCATGCCTGGAATTGATGAAATGCCTTCCATCATACCCCCCATTCCTGGGAACATAGCCATCATTATCTTTAATGCAGCTGCTTTTGCAAACATAGCTGCTAAGTCTGAAAGTACTGATTTAGCAAGATCTTTCATTCCGTCTTTAAATGATTTTGTACCGTCTACCATTGTTTGGAACATAGATACAAATCCATTTGAAAGAGTATCTTGTATACCAGTCATTAGTTCTATTTCAATATTTAAATCGGCTTGTTCTATTGCAAGTTGCTTGGTTTTTTCTATATTAAACTCTTTTAGATCGCCAAACTTCACAAGGTGTGCTTCTACTTTCTCATTAAATAATTGTTCAGCAGGGTTAAGTGTAATTCCTTTTATTCTTTGAACATGTAATAGTTGTGTTTGTGATAATAGCTGATCAGTAACAAATTTACCCGCTTCTTGTTGGTGCTGCGTCTGTTTTGCAGTAAGTTCAGCAGATTTTTGCTGTAAGCTAACTCTTTCTCCGTATAATTTAACTAGTTCTTGATAATTATCTTGACCTTCCTTTAGCCCCTTCATTGCAACTAACGGATCCATTCCTGCTGTAAATGCTGGAGCGTACTCTTGAATCGCTGATAAATTTGTGCCTTGTTTATCTATGTTGATGTTTTGTTGAGCAGTTATTTTATTGCCTTTTGCTTTATGTTGTTCAGCTGCAGCCCCAAATCCATATTTATTAGAAGTGGCGAGATTGTTATCAATGTTCATAAGAAGCCCTTTAAGTCTAAGTTCGTCTTTTAGAGCAGCTAGTTTTTGGAATTGTATATTTATTTTTGCGTTATCTAGTTGGTTTTGTCTGCCTGCATTTTTTGTTAATTCTTCTTGTAACGTAACTTCTTTTGCTGAATTTGTTGAAGCTCTTTTTGCATTGTTAATAGTTTGGAAACTTGTTTTATAGTTCTCCTTTGCAATCGCTAATAACTGTTCTTCAGTTAGTGCATAGGCTTCCTGAACAGTTCTACCGTCCATAACCAATTGGTCTCGTAATTTGTTTTTTTCAAGCTCTTCGTTTGTTACTGCAACTCTATAATCTGCTTTGGCTTTTTCTTCTTTAAAGTTCTGAGTTTGCATTTTAAAGTGTGCTTTTGCGATTGCAAGACTTTTACTGCTTCCTACTCCCTTTTCTGCAAGTGTTTGAGAGGCTGCAATTCGTTTGTCATCTAAATCTAATAAATCTTTTTGGATTGATAACATGTTTTCTAGTAGAAACTGATTTCTTCCTTGTTGTAAAGTTAGTGCTTTTTCTTCGTCATTAGCATCGGCTAGCGCTTTTGCCATTGCCTCTGCATCAACTGTTGTCATTCCAAAAGTACTTTTAATTTTCTCGGCATTTCCTTTTAGTCTCAAAATGTTTCCAATTATATCTTCTATGTTTGCCGTACTATCTATTTCGACCGCATCATTCATGCCCATAAAGTTTGTGCTTTTTAAATCCATACGACTAATCATATTTCGGAGAGTCTCTTTACCACCATCTCCACCAAATCTTTTTTGGAACTCGCCCATGTTCTGAACCATTGCCTGTTTATCTGCTTTAAACCCTTTTGAATCAAAATTTTCAGTAGTTATTGGATCATATTGATTGGTTATCGTCATGGGGTCATTTATAGTGGTATACCGATAAGGATTCCCTCTATCGTATTTTATACCACCGGGTCCTCTGCCAAAACCACTCTTTACTAAGCCTGACTGAGTAGCATTCATAGTCATTTCTTGTAGTCTATCTTGTATATTTTGCATACCAAGTGCAAAATCGTCAATTGCAGCTTGTAAAGGTTTAATTATATCTTGGAAAGGTAATTTTGCCATTTTTCCAATAGTAGCTTCTATTTGTTTATTTACTGCTTTGTTATTTTCTGCAAATCTTTCGAGAGCCTTTGCACCATTTATAATTTCTGCAGAAGTGTTTCTCCAGTCTGAGCTTCTTCCCCCTGTTGTTGCAAGATCCTTTGAAAATCCTCTCATTCTAGGAGATAAAGCTTCTAAATTACGTGCTTGGTCTAAAAATGATTGACCTAAATCTGTTTTGTTGAATTGCTCTGCTGATTTGCCTGATTTTTCTAATTCGTTTCTATACTCTAGAATTGTTTTTCTTACATCTGCTGATTGTAAAGCATTTGCACTTTGTGATATACCGTCTAATAAACCTAACATGCCAGAGTCTCGGACACTAACCATTCTACCAAGTTCATCGTTTATACTTTCTAGTCTTTGTTTTACATCTTCTGTTTCTTTCTTTAGTTTTTGCGCTGCTTTATCGCCTCTTGCAAAGTAATCAAATAATGCTTTACCGGCTGCAATAACCATAGCAATTACTCCAAGAACACCTGCAATACTCATTACTGCGTTCATTGCCATTGCTCCGACTTTTGCTATTTGTAGCTTAGCGGCTTCAGCTGCTGCAAATACTGTGACTCCTGCATTATATGTTGCATCTATTAAAAGCTGACTACGTCTTCTTATGCCTAATTTAACTCTTTCGCTTTTATTTAAGAGAGCTTCTTGAGTAGCTAAGTGACGTTTAAATGCTACTTTTTCCTCAGCATTAAACTTCATATAGATACCTTTTTTCTCTTTAATTGCTCTTCTATATGCAGCTACTTGTCGTCTATTTAATTGCTTATAACCAGTATCAGTTTGCTTTCCTGTTTTAGCATCAGTCTCCATAATGGAGGCACCTTTACCTGTAACACCTAACCTATCTAACCCGACTGCGGATTCATTTACATCTGCTTGTGTAATTTTTGTTAGACCTGTCATAACAGTTCTAATTTCTTGTCCTGCTGCTCTATATGAACCAGCCATATTTCTAAGTGCTACACTTTGTGCTTTAGCGGACTTAGCAATAGATGTGTCTAAATCTGGGAGTAGACTACTAATAATAGGAGTAACAAATAAACCAATAGCTGCAACAAGCGCTGCAGCATTATCTTTAAAAAACGTAATAAGTGGAAGAAGCCCACCGATTAAGAAGGTCTGGAAAGCCATAACTAAATCATCTACTTCTTTTGTAAGCTGTCCGAGTGCAAATGCATCTGGATCCATTAACTCTGTTATTCTACCAAACTTTTGTGTAGCTTGGTCTATAACATTATTAAATACAGCTTGTGTTCTTTCAAAAGCATTTAAGTCATCTCTTGCTTTACCAATCGCTAAAGCATAGTCTCTAGTAGCATTTTCAAGTCTTAAAACAATACCTAATTCATCTAATAGTTCTGGTTCGGCTTTTGTCACACCTCGAACTAACCTGTTGAATGAGTCTGTTAAATCTCGACCTAATGCTAAAGAAGCGTTCTTTGCCGCTACCCCTAGTTGAGTCATTTGGTTTGCACTTAATCCGGAAGCAGTACCAATAGCTACAGAACTGGCAGCATTTTTAAAGTCTAGCATGCCTTGAGTTGCAGCTTGTAAATCATTTGTTAAAGTTTTATATGCGACACCCGTGACTGCTCCGAAGGCCTTTTGGCCCTCTATGAGGTTTCGGGTTTCCATTGAGGATTTTAAGAATTGAAATGCCGCTGAAACAGCAAATACTTGAGCAGCAATAGTTGCGTAGACAGCAACAATCCCACCTTGCATGGTTTGTGCTTGCTTGCTAAAGTTTTTGGTTGCGTTTGAAGATTGCTGAGTTACGCCTTTTATTCGACGGTCTGTTGACTGAGAAGCTTTTCCTAAATCATCTACTTGTTTAGTTGCCTTCTTAGCTTTTTGACCAAAAATTTTAAAAGAACCACCATCAGTGGTTTTTATAATAATTTCAGCTGCTTCGACTTTTTTCTGTGCCATTTATTATTTTGCTTTACTTCGCCTTCTATCGGCGTCTTGCTTACGTTTAAGCTCTGCGTTGATATTTATCGTACTACAGCTCTCTATATGTTTTAAGAAAAAGCAAACTGTTTTATGGTCTTCAACACCATTTATGTCTAATAGATCTTTTAACGGTGACCAGTCTTTGCCCATATAAGAACCACTTGCTCCGTCCCATCTATCGGGTAACATTGCGTGTGTAACAAAAGCCTCCTGAATTTCTAAAGGGAAGTCCCCTATTTCAGGTGGCATTTCGTCTGGGTCTGGTTCTTGTTCCAACTCGTGGCACATTTGTAGATAAGCATCTACACTTATACTACTACCGTTATAGAATCTATCAATCTGTGCAAGTGCCCAGGCTACTTGCTCTGAGTAAAATTTTCTAAATCACCAACTTGTTCAGTTACCCAAGTATCAAAATCACCAGAATTTTTCATAAGTACTTCTACGTTTTCTTGTGAAAATTCAAGTTCTTGTGTTTCTTGATCAGGACTTAAATCTCCTAAAAGTAACATATTCTTTGCATATCCAAGTTGAAAACCTGTCCACCCTTTTATTACTGCTTTAGTGTACTCTACTAAAAACTTATCATCGTCCATTTTTTCTTCGTAACCTCTAGTTTTCTTATTGAATACTTGAGATACGCAACGAGTTCTAAGTCTCATGAGTTCTTCTCTAGCTAGGTAACAAAGCTTTACTTTAAAGCCTTCACAACCAGGATAGTCAAATTCTACTGTTTTTGTTGGAGTCATTAGACTCTTTAGCGAGACTGCTTTTGCAGGCTCTTTTTTTACTGTATCGTTCATTTATTTTTCCAAAAAAAGGTGGACAGGGTTATCCTGCCCACCGTTAAGTTTATTATGATGTATATGTAAGTGTTATTTCATTAGCACTATCAGATGCTGTAGCTGAAGATAAATCAGCTGGTAGCGCATGGAAATTAACATCGACACCAATCACGTCTTCAATAGAGTGAGTTGGTAGTTCAAGATGGCAATTTGGTACTGCTACTGCAACTTTAGGAGCACTTGCTCCACCTATGCTAAATGTCATATCAAAACTATTAGTAATCATGTCGTCAGCTTCATGTAGGTCTTCTAACAAGTCCATTGATCCGTCTGCCGCACTATTTAAGTAACAGGTAAAGTTACCTGAAACACTTCTAGTTCCCATTACATGTCCTAGAGGCTGATTAACAGACCCTAAGGTTTCTGGTGTTAGGTAAGTTAGATTGTTTTCAATCGTAATATTACCACCAGTTAAAACAACATTATAGGTTTTATCAGCTAGTAATTGATCTTCTCCATCACTTGCCTCACCTGCTCCTGTTGAGTCACTTAAATCAAAAGCAATTGCTAATGATGTAAGCTTTTGTCTAATATAATTTGAAGTACTTGATATTCCTTCGTTAATTAAACCTTTGACAGTATGCTCTTCTCCGACTACTGCTGGAGATGTTGCTCCACCAGAAGAAGTCTTGAGTTGAGTTACTTCTTTAATTTTCTTTCCTTGTCCTGACCAAGCTACCTGTGCTAGTCCTTCGATATCGAAGTCTATAGATGCTGAACCTACTGAACA